CTTAAGATGACTAAGGGCGCGTAACAATGGGGGGAGCAATCCCCCCGACTTTTTAAGGATGCTATGCCAGATTTTACTCCCTCTAATCCCACCGCAATGTTTAGTGCTAGGCGACTTGCTGCAGTCACGCCAAGCGATTCCACGGACCTTACAGGAGCACGGGCTATTTGGGTGGGTGTTGCTGGCAATTTGGTACTTAAAGGTGTGGATGATTCATCTGCTGTAACTCTAGTAGTCCCTGCGGGTGTGTTGATTCCAGTGTTTGTTGCTCGCGTTATGGCAGCCACTACAGCTACCAGCCTTGTTGCACTATATTAAAAGGTTTCTACAAATGCTGATTGGCATTGGCGGAACTGCAATAACAAAACCAGGTGGTGTAGCTGCGGCTTTTAATCCCCAAAGCATAAGCGGCCTTTTTGTATGGTTGAAAGGAGATGTTGGTGTAACGGCTGATGGAAGTAATTTTGTTAGCGCGTGGGCGGATCAAAGTGGAAGTGGAAATAACTTTACACAAGCTACCGGAGGCTTAAAGCCATTACTTACGGCAAACGCTCAAAACAGCAAGCCTGCTATAGTTTTTGATGGGATAAACGATTACATGCTTACAGGATCAATCACCTTCGGTGAATGGTCTATGTTTGCTGTATGTTCCAAAAATTGGGGAACAGCCACCTATAGTGGTTTATGGCGACATGGATTTACTACTAATGCTGGCCGTGGCTTTTTTACGTCCGGTGCTGCTAACTACGATTGGCAAGCAAGTGAATTTATTGCAGTAGGGAATGGATATTTAGCCGGGCAAAAGCCTCTTATTGCCGGACCGCATAGCAATCCGACTAACGGAAGTTATCAACTAATTTCGGCAGGTGTAGGGACAAGTTCTTTTTTACGCCGTAACGGATCATCCATTGCACGGTTTACTGCCAACCTTGCAGGAACATCTGCAAGTGATGTTTTTGCTATTGGTACGTTTAACAGTGTTTACGCTAGTGACTTTTGGGTTGGCGGCATTGCAGAATTGTTGATGTACAACAGCGTGTTGTCTGCTGGTAACATTTCTAAAGTTGAAGATTATCTGAAAGCAAAATGGGCAACGCCCTAAATTTGGTGTCGGTGTGATGATTTAGCAAACGGTCCCCCTCATGGCAGTTAGTTGGCATTATGCCGACACCAATCTTGAGGTGGGACATTTATGAGGGAAACAAATGGCTACGATTGATTGGAATAGCATCATGGGTGTGGGCGCTCCTAAAAAGCGGTACGCAGGTGCAAACGTGAAATTCTTTAATGCTTATAACGAGAATAGAGAGAAAAGTGCGCAAGCTGGCCGTCCTATTTTTGATGAAATTCCCAGTATTTCTATTCAGTGGCCGGGTGGTGATGAGACGGTTAGGCGCATTGAGCCGCAGGACGTTGCGGAATATCCGGAGCTTTATGCAGGTTTTCAGGTAGGCAACACGCCTGTTGAGAGCGGGACTCCCCTATCTGAATGGCCGCTTATGAATGGTTCGGCTATGCGCGAGCTGCAGCATATTGGCTTTCGCACTGTTGAGCAGTTAGGAGAGGCATCCGATGAGGTAAAGCGTAAGCTAGGGCCTTTGTCCAAGTTTGTAAAAATGGCGCATGACTGGCTAGCTGCTGCCAATTCGTCTCAGTTTGAGGTGACTAAACTTAAGCAGTTGTTAGATCGTGAGCAAACTCGGACGGCACGGTTGGAGCACCAATTGGAGCTTATGCTGCAGCGCATTGAAGGATTGGAAGGAACGGATCTGCGGCCTCAGAGAGCACCAGTGCGCCATTTTGAGCCTGTAGAATTTGAGGCTGACAAAGGTGAGGAATCACTAGACAATGAACTAGCTGAAGCCCCTAAGCGACGAGGACGCCCAAGAAAAGTATGACGCTTTCAACCGTTGTAACAAATGTCGCTAATGAAGCTGGGTACTCGGTTGAGTCAAACATAATGACTTCAACCGAAACGACTACGAAACAGTTGCGTACAATTGCACAACGGATAAACAATGAGTTGTTGGATATGTATCCCTGGCCCAAGTTGTATGCCAGCGGATCATTCACACTTGTTGCGGGACAAGCTACCTATCAGTTGCCAGCGGCGTTTAGCTATTACCATTACGAAACGTTTTGGAATAGCTCAACCCGCTGGCGCGTTCTTGGTCCAATGAGCGAACAGGAATACGCTGAAATTCGTGGCTACGGATTAAACACTACAGTTTATCAGCGGTTTCAAATCAGGGGCGTTACCAATAGTGAATTGCTTATTAGCCCAACGCCTTCAGCAGCTAATAATGGGCAGATAATTATTTTTGAATACATTGCAGATCGTGGAGTTCGTCCTGCAACGTGGGTAACTGCAACGTCATACGCCGCAGCTGCATACACTTTTTATAACGGCAATTACTATACAACCACAGCAGGCGGCATTAGTGGAGCTACTCCTCCTACTCATACGAGCGGCAGCGCCTCAGATGGCGGCGTTACTTGGGACTACTATGATGGCTCCTACAAGGCGTTCATTGCGGATACTGACATATCCCTTTTTAACGAGAAAACACTTGAGATGGGCATGCTGGAGCGGTTTGCTGAAATACATGGGCTGGATAACATTCAGCCAAGGTATTTGGTGCAGGCCAATGAGGATTTTAGCAAGCAGAATCCAGGTAAAATAATTTACGCTGGCGGGCACACTAGGGCAGAACTATTTGCGCGTAGTGGAACTGCTGTATTTGGGACTTGGATCTAATGGCTTTACCTCCTCCTCAATCTGGAATGACGCCGCAGCAGTATTACATGACACTGATCGGGCAAGGTGTGCGTAGTCAGGATGCGTATGCTGCTGTGCAACAGAATTTTGGGCCACCTAAAACCCCTGAAGAGCAAGCTAAGGAGCGAGCAGGGCAACAGCAAACTGCAGCTATTGTAGGTACTGCAGGTACGATAGCCGGACTTTACGGGGCTAAATTAGCCTACGATTGGGCAGACAAGGTTTGGAAGAATGTAACCACGGGGGAAGAGGTTTCTAAGCCAGTAGTAGAAGCAGCTTTTAACGCACAGGGCGTTCCGTATTCTCAAAGTGGGACACTTAGTATTACTCGTCCAATACCCCCGCAAACAACCGTAGTTGATGGCTCACAGGCTGGTACACTTGATTTGAGCGGGGATACTACGGTTATTGATACCTCGGCAGGACCGCAAGAAGTGCCTGTGGAAGCTGCAAACGATCCTGAATTCCTTAGTTCAGTTGATTGGGGTGCAGCTGGACAACTTGGCCTTGGTGCTTTGCAAATATACGGTGCATACAAAGCCTATAAATCTGGCGACAAGCCCGGAGCTGCACTTGTTGGCGCAACCGGGGCTATTAATACATATGGTGGAGCAGCACAGTTAGCAGCAGGACAAGGCGCAACATATGCTGGAGCAGAAACTTTATCACAGGTTTTACCGGGATTAAACATAGCCGCAGGAGCATACGGCGGTTACAAAACTGCCGAGATGATTGGTGATACTGCAGCGGGAGCGGGACGAACAAAAAATGCAGCGTTAGGTGGAGCAATATCGGGTGCCAGCTTAGGCGCTGGAATTGGTTCGTTTGTTCCTGTTGTTGGAACTGCTATCGGAGCTGGAATTGGTGCTGCCGTTGGTGGTCTTGCTGGAGCTGTTGGATCGTGGACTGGAAGTGGCAAGGGACAAGCGCAGGTACAACGGGATCAAGTTCGTTCTGTCATGAAAGATGCAGGTATTCTTGACGATAAGTATTTAGGTACTCTTGCTGATGGCAGCAAGTTTGATTTTGGCGTGGATGGTAAGCCCTTAAGCTGGAAAGAGTTTGATAAACGCATTGAAGAGACTCCTTCTTACAATGATACCGTTGCTCTTACTGGTGCAATGGTAACTGGCATGGGCTTAAGCGGCAGAAGCGGATCGGACATAAACCTACTGTTTTCTCGTGCAGCTCAAAGCAATGCGGGTGATGATTACGGGATTGCTAAAAACAATGTGCTTCATTTTGCTAATCAGCTAGGCATTACTTCGGATGTAATCAAGGCAAGTACACAGAAACTGTTTGATGAAAACAATATAAGCCAATCACAGTACGATACTTACATGTCCCTGGCCAATCAGTTTCCTGCAGGACAATCATCTTCGGGATTAGAAAATGCCATCCCAGCTTCTAGTTCTGCAGCCGTTCCAATTCGTCCAGAAGAAGGAAACGCATTGCGCGTATCCCCTGGATTGTACCGGATTGATACGGGTGAAATGATTAAAGCCAAAAGTTTACGGGATGCTTTGGATCAGGCGTATTTGCAACGTCCAGGCAAACCACTAGAGCCATCACAGGGTAAGTAATTTGTAACTGAAGGAATGAGAGTATGAAGCCAATGCCACGATCAGCAATGCAGGTATCTCCCCAGCGGGCAGCTATAAGAGCCGAGCAGGGTAGCCAAGGTCTAAAGAAGTTTGACCAGGCTAACTATCAAAACCGCCAAGCAACAATGCAGCAGGCACAGCAAGGCATGGGGCAGCCATTTCGTGGGCAAACGCCAGAGGAAGTTACAAGACAGGGTATAAGAACATTTGAAGGCAATGCAGCATTGAAGCAGTACGATCAGGACATGTATAGACAAAAGCAAGATCCTTCTCAAAATGCAAGTCTTCAGTATCAAGCACAAAAAGCAGCTCAACAAATGTCATACGGCCAGGGGATGCCAGCAAATGTTGTTGGAGGTCTTGGATCTGGAATTGCTGCAGGTCTTGGTGGGCAAGCCTACGCTGGAGGCAATCCAAACTTTGACGAAAGAACCGGGCAATCAAACAACCTGATAAGGTATAACAATCCAAACTTCCCGCAAGGACCAGATAGAATGGGCATGCCTCAAGCCTATCCTGACCGCATAGCCGATCCTATGCGACCGCAGGGAGATCGTGGACCACTAACACGGGTATCTCCGGGTGTGTATCGCAACACGCAAGGACAACTAACAGGTCCGGGTGGGCGTGTTATGCCTAATCAGCCTAACCGCAATCCTGCACAGGGCTATGCAACGGATATGTATAACAACATGGTGCAGCAGCCTGGATATCCGAACGGCAAAGGACCCGCAAGGGATGTGTATTCCCCGATGGGATCGGGTGGGTATGATCTAAATCAAGCGCAGAACCCAATATATGGGTCTTTTGGGTATAATTATAATTTGCCTCAAAACACCAATGTAATGCCGGGATATGCAGGGCCAAGACCAAGTTATTCCCCAGGGCAGTGGTTGAATAGGGGTAGGTAGGTTTAATGCCATTCCAAGGTTACACAATGCCGCCACCATCGTTGGGATTGGACCTAGTTAGTCCAATTGACAACATGGATCCGGCTTGTGCCTTGGAACTTACCAACATCTTTCCCGGTGCTGGAGCGCCAACAGTGCGCTTGGGGTACGAGCAATTTGCTAACCTTGCAACCGCTAGTGGTGGCGTAGCTGGAGAAATTCAGTTCATGAAAGAGCTGCCATTAGCTGATGGCACTTCTCAATTGATTGTTGCGCAAGCTACCCAACTATTTGCCATTGATGAAAGTGGCGTCATTACAAACATTAGCAAGGTTGGTGGGTACAGTTCTGGGTATTGGGATTACGAG